CCGAAGGAAAAGTAGTAGATCGCTACGAGAAATAACAAAGAAAAGAAGAAGAAGAAGAAGAATATGAGATATAGATATCTAAAGAACCTATCAGAACATAACACACTTACATGTGATAACTTGAGTATGCTCCCACAAAGAAAGCCAAAACTCCCTGATAAAGATGCCAGAAGAGCGTGGAGCTCTAACCCAAGTACGGACCACGTTTTCTATTCGATGAACGAAGGGCTCCTGCCATCAGTTAGACTGAGTGTTAATGGGGAAAATAAAGTATGTGCCGTGTGGGGCATCGTAGCCGAATACGACAAGTATGACGTGCCTTGGGACATAATAGATGACCTTATTAAAACACAAAGTAGTATAATGCCTACGTGGAGGTCAAGGACAGGATCGGGAGGGCTTAGATTGGTATGGGAGTTTGAGTCAAAACTACTTATCGATCATGGAATGTTCCGTGCGTTTATGAACGCTATGGCGAAGCTGTTAAAACTAGAAAGGCTATTTCAAGATTTTGACTCCAGTTCTTTAAAGTTTAGCCAGTACTTCGAATTAGGAGAAGACTGGACAAAAGTGGGAGAGCCTATCCCGAATGATGTATACAAAGGAGTTCTCCTTAAAGTAGCTGTAGATAGTCCACCACAAGCAGAGGGAAATATATCTATTCCTATATCCATAGTAGCAGAAGAGGTGCATACAAACCCTAAGTACAAAGGGCGGTGGGGAGAAGATTTTAGTGTCGGTACAAGAGGGCCGTTATTTTGGATTGATGATGGCATTGAAAGAGAAGGCTGCCAAGTGGCTGAAGACGGTATGGTTTGCTACAGCGACAGAGCAGGTAAAGGATTCTTAACTTGGAAAGAGATTTTTGGCCCTAAGTTTGTTGAGGCTTATGAGTCGAAAAAACTACTGGCGTTAACTGACCAGTACTGGTTCAACGGCACTAAATACTATAAAGATATTAAAGGCATCCCGTCTCAAGTACCTGAAAAACAGGTTCTATTAGAGCTTAAAAGGGCTGGGTTTTCTCCCAGAGTAAGAAGGGGGCAACCATTATCAGAAATAGAAGCCGCTATACTAACTATACAAAATGAAAGTCGGATAGATGAAGTAGCCCCTGTTATATTCAGTAAGGATAAAGTAGTGGTATGTAACTCCCACAGGATATTAAATAGTGCTAATGTTCATCCAGTAGAACCTGCTGTTGATGGGGACCCGAAACTATGGCCTTTCATACATAAGTGGTTGGGCCAGCTATTCGATACTAAAGAGTCATTAAATTATTTCTATGCGTGGATGCAGAGATTCTACCTTGCTGTATATAACAAAGAGGAGGCCCAAGGACAAGCGCTTCTCTTAGTAGGACCAACCAATAAAGGTAAGTCACTCCTCTCTAACAGAGTTATAGCCGCTTTAGTAGGAGGGTTCGCAGATGCCTCAGAATACTTATCGGGGCAAACAAACTTCAATAAGGATCTAGCTAGAGTTGCGGCATGGGTTATTGATGATACAACTTCAGCGGCCTCCTTCCAAGAACAACGGAAAGCAACGGAGCTAATTAAGAAAAGTGCGGCTAACCCAAGAATAGAATACCATGCAAAGTATGCGGATGCTGTGACATTGCCGTGGACAGGGAGGGTTATTCTTTCCTTAAACATGGACCCAAACAGTTTGTCAGTTATACCGACACTGGACTCCAGTAATAGGGATAAACTAATGGCTCTTAGAATATCTAAAGAAGCTACGAGTGAGTTCCCACCTAACGTAGAAGTCGAAGCAACCATTAAAGAAGAGCTACCCCACTTCGGGAGGTGGCTAATGGACACTTTTGTAATGCCCAAAGAAATGGTAGGCCAAGCCAGATTCGGAGTTAAGTCTTTTATTGACCCAGAAATCGAAGCCGCCGCATATGATAACTCAAGTAGAGCCCTTGTAGCGGAACTTGTAGAGTTCTTTGTTACGAAGGCCAGAGAGTATGGGAAAGAAGGAAGATGGACAGGAACTCTTACTACCTTCCTCGCAGAACTACATGATTATAACGGCGGTAGGGCCATAGGATTGTCGGGGAACACGGAGTTTATGAGGCGTAGTATGCAAATAATGGAGGAGGCTTCTAAGTCCAGCAAGAATGTCCGTCCGATATGGACAAAATCGACAGGAGGGGGAAAGATCTTGTACATTGATTTGGACCCAAAATGGGATATAAGTAATGAAGCAGATGACTAGAGAAGAAATAGATGATTTTTGTGGGCTAGCGGCTCCTAACGAATCTATCATAGTCCCTGACGGTTTAGATGGGGCGTTTATAGGAATAGCGACGGAAGAGGAACCGCCCCAAGCTGTGTACTCAATAGAGCGGTGTATTCAAATACTGACTAAGGATATGAGCCAAGAGGAAGCCGAAGAATATTTCTGGTTTAACGTAGCGGGATCACAGGGGGAAGGATTCCCCCTGTATATCTCGACTCCAGAAGAGATCTATTGATAATCAATAGGCTTATTTAAATCTTCAATAGGTAAATGAAAGCCTGAGCTTTTAAAAATAAAACCGTCATCATCAGATTCGCCTCTTTGTTTGAACACGGACTTCTGCATGAACTTAGTCGAAGGCATCCAGCCTAAGACCCATACAAACATAAAGTCTTTCCTGACTCTAGTAAAAAAATAAATATCATTGTCGGGTACGAATTCCCTTTTCCCATTTATAGAAGCTATATAATTCTTTTTTGGGATCGAGGCACACGACTTCGACTTAACTTCTATACAGCGTTTCTTATGCTCAATGTCGTGAGTATAAATAATATCTCCAACGTACTTGCTTCTCTTTATAAACTTATGTACCGCTATCTCGCCTAAGCACCCAGCCATTCTCCCCATGCCTCTGGTAAATGAATTAGGTAGTACTCCCATAGCGCAAGACCTTTTATGTGCTACAACTAAGTCGTCACTTACAGGTTTGTAGACTGCAAAGTCATCTGTAAATGTAAATTTCTTTTTTGGGTAAGCCAAACTTATATATCTTTAAATTTAATACGTTTCAAGAACTGAGCCCACGCAGGGAAGAAAATTTCTTCCATGCAACGGACAACAGCTTCCTGTTCGTATGACTCAAGAAACCCTACTCCACTTAGTAATAAACTGGCCTCCATCATTTCATGGCGAATTGTTTCCAACAATGCCCTGTCACGAATATCAGAATTAATCTGTATAGTTTTCTTATCGTGAAAATAAAGTCCATAGGGTGGGTCTTCTCCACTTAAAGGCACGACCTCTAGTTTTACTCTATGTCCTGCAATGGAAACTGTTTTGGGGAGGTCCACTCTACCACCTCTCTGCTAACTCTTTGTAAAGGGTTAGTCCTCCCGCAATAGCATCGGCAACACCTTCTTTGTGTTTTAAGGCAAGTTCCCAGTCCTCCTCATTGGTCCCGAAAAATGGTTCTGCAATACAGGCGGGCATCGAAGTGGCTCTAAGAAACATAGCACCTCTACTACCTTTTTGTCTGCCTTTAATGCCTCTACTAGTTAACAAAGGAAAAGAATCTTCAAATGAATCCCGAATGGACCGTGCCAGTAATCTGCCTTTTTCGGAAGTATTCCAGTATAACCACTCATGCCCTGTGGCTTTGGGGGACGCTGCATTAAAGTGCAGCTCAACAGCCACATCTACATGATCTTCGTCCAGTTTTCTGGCTAACCAGCGCATGGCGCTCACATAACCATTGCCTTTGTAAGTGGTATATATCTTATGTGGTTGGCGGAGTTTATCCCCAATCATCTCAGCGAGTTCGGAATTATAATCCCACTCACTGACCCCTGTTACTGAGGCCGCTCCTGAATCATTTGGGCGACTGTGTCCTACGCAAAGTGCTATCATTTCTTTTTTATTATTGCTATTGAGTTACCCCCACGCATTAGGATCACTATTCTGTTCTCTTCGCCAATCACGGGCAGCTTTTCTTTTATCAGCCTTATCAAGTTCCTCTTGGTGGAGCCTATTCATTAAAGGATACCCCTTGTATTTGGGGTCAGTAAGCTTTTGCCCTCCTTCATTGCCAGTCCTATCTCCTAAGTAGGCGGCGTTCAGACCAAAAACTACTGACTCTTTAGGGGCCGCCTGTTTCGCCTGTCTATCAATGATCTCCCGTATAATTTCTGCTCTTTCCTTCTCAAGGACTTCCCCTTCCTCTTGTTTCTTAGGCTTGGCTTTTTTATTTCCAACTGCTCCTAATAGTGCTCCCTTTCTAAAAGCATCCTGTGCCTCCTCATGTTTGGCTTTTTTATTTCCAACTGCTCCTAATAGTGCTGCTACGTCTTTAGCAACCCCAAATTCTTCTCCAAATATGTTCTCTGGCTCTTTCCTCTTATGTACCTCCTCATGTTTATCTCTTACTGCGCCCGCATCTATTTCCCCCGTAAGTAATTTAACCCGTGATGG